AAAACCTCCCCTGCGTAAAAGCTGTTTGCAGTACCAAGAGAATTTCGTGCTCCGAAAAACAAATTGGCGTTATAGCTAAATGACGACATCACCACGTTGTTGGTTGAGAATAGTCCGTTTATGCCCAAAGCAATCGGCGTGACCACGTTGCTGGTCAGCGGATTGAGAAACTCTCCGATAGTAAGTCCAACCCCCGCAGTTGCAGAAAAGCGAAACTTACGAGGAGCAGGTTGAGCACCGTTCACAAATACAGCCGCGGCTGTTTGCGAGATAGCATAATTTCCACCTGCCTTGTATGCAAAAGACAGCACGCCAGACGTTTCAATAGCAACAATAACGCCGTTGTTTGCCAAAGTGCCTTGCACGCCTAATCCAGTAGCGTTGTCTTGCCCACCCAACACCAGTTGCGATGCCGCTGGCTGCCCATCCGTAGGGTTAAGCCACACGTCGATATTAAACGAATCCGCGCAAAACGTGTTGAAATTTAGCCCCGTTTGAACATATTGCGTAGTGCCATTGAATAGATAATCGCTACCAGTTACAACACCACGTGCATCGCCCATGTTCGGGCTTTCATCAAACACAGTTGAGCCTACGGGCAACCGCTTATTAAACAGCACCTGTTGAAGCCCTGCGATGGAAGCGGGGTTGAAGCCGCCTCGTCTACGTCTGCGCCAAATTGGTGAGGATAGCCCCATTTATACACCTTTAGTTCTTACAATTACTGTGCCAGTTGTTGATGCACCAGCTATAAAGCGGATATATCTTTCATCTGGCGGAAATGAACTGCCGAATGAATATCTGCTTTCGTTTGTGCCATCGCAAGTAAACTGAAATGTAGTTACTGTCATGTCATCAGCAACAAGCTCGCTATCAGCAAAAGTGCCATTTGATTTATCAGCCCCTTGAATTTTAAGAGTTGTTGCCGTAAAACCTGCAGGAATAGTAATCCCCATAAGTGTTTCGCTACCCAAATCCAATACTGAACTTGTTGTACTGGCAGTAAAAGTTACTGTTCTATAGTTAATTGCTCCGCTCATTATTCCCCCGCTTTTTCTTCTTGTTTATTTGGCAAAATGTCTTGGTCATTTTCTACTGCGCCAAATGCAATCAATAGTCCTAGTCCAAAATCATATAGTTTCATAGTTATTCTCCTTCGTTGGTTGGTTGTTCAATTGGGTCAAGCCTATCGTCAATTAGCTCAACTTCACTTTCAATAATGTGCTTTCCGTCTGTTGTTTTGTAATAATACATTATGCAAATTCCTTAATTACATCGCTACTACATAGAAGCTCATTCGGTTGCTGTCATAATTTGCGCCGTTACCTTGGTTTCTATTGTATATGTTAAATGTTGTTGTTGTTTTATCAAAAATAATAGGGCTGCCTGAGTTTGTAACCCCACCAGTGTCACCATTCATAACGTAAATATGGTAATACGCGTCAGCTTGGGCTGATGCAAGAGTCACCGCATAAACACCTGTAGCCGCTTTATTAACACTAGTAATTCCTTTTGAAGTAACCAAAGTCTTATTGCCTGTCGCGCCAGTTCCGTCAAAAGTGGCTTGAGCATCTACTAGAGATAGGAAAGTTGCGCTAGGAACTGCCGCATCAACATAAGCCTTTGTTGCAGCATCTTGTGCGCTTGAAGGGTCTGCCATGTTCACAATCTTTCCAGTTGTGTTCATGGATATGTTGCCGTAAGCAGTTGAGTTAGCAGTGTTACCAACGCCAAAAGCCATAGAGTCTGTACCGTTGGCTGATTCAATAGTCATGCCAGCAGATGTTTTAGCAGCTATTAAGTCAGAAATAACATTCCAAACTGTGCCGCCTGCGCTAACTGTAACATCACCCTTATCACCATCACTAACTGGTGGACCAGCAGGTCCTTGTGGACCTTGTGGACCTACTAAACTATCCACATTCTCTAACGCATCACCAGCAGAATTCCAAGCTAGGAAAGCATTAGCCTCTGGCTCTGGTAGAATAATACCGCTTGTCGGGCTGGCAATGGCAAATTTAATTGACCTATCAATAGCATCTTGTTGCTCTTGTACCACAGCAGTTAGCTTATCAAAGCTATTCTCGTTTGTTTTGCCCTGAAATCCTGATGATGTGGTGTAATTCACGTCTTGGTCTTGCTCAGTTTCACGATAACGAATTACGTTGTAAAGCGCACTAGGAGCAACCGCCATAGTCGCAACATAACCAGAAGCTGTAAATGTTAGGGTGTAATCTGAGCCTTGAGTCTGCGTTGTGCGAACGCCTGTGCTGATAAGCTCTAAATCCAGCTTAAAAGCAGCCGCAGTTAATGGCGACCAGTTACCAGTGAAAACAGTTGTTACTCCATTCCCTTGTGTAGATTGCGGCAGGTAATTGTCAGCGACTGTCATTTCTTATTCTCCAATCTGCCCAAAAGCAGTTTACATTATTTTTTTATATAGTTCAAGGTTTAATAAAGAATTCTTGTTGGTTTTCCTTCGCCATTCTAGTTTCCATTCTTTTTAGGTATCCTGGATTCAAATCTTCTTGCAAGCCGTATATAAAAAGCCTATTCAACGGCTCTCTTACATAAAATAAATTAGCAAATGGCGTGTTTGATAATGTTGTATTGAGTAAACTTGCGCTGAAATCCTCGCCAGTTCTAGCTTTCGCAAATGTTTCTGCAACGTCAGCCAATGCGCCGAACGTTGGTCCAGCAGCAGTATCAAATAAACTTCTGCCATAGCGGTTATATTCGCCAAATACAAAGTCGCCCATGATACCTAGCCCGCCTCCTTGCAGCATAGCAGATAGCCATGTTTTAGGCGCAAATGGGTCTCTTGGGTTTTTGCCCTTTACTAAATCCTTTGCCGTCATTGATGCGTAACCCATTATGGTTGTGGCAGTTACTATGGCAAGCATAGCTAATTTATCTGCCTTACCTTTAGCGTAAAGCTCACGCCCCCATACTTTGGAGAGGAAGGTAATAGGAAAGCTCTTAAATTGCATAATAAATCTAACTGCCTCGCCCTCTATAGTGCCCCTCTTTAAGCCTTGATTCAGAATAGAGTTTTCCCTTGCGCCAGGCTCTAATATGGCGTGGTCAATTCTATCTTGGAAATAAACATTAAATCGGCTGCGAGCATCAGCCTTGAATGCCGCAATATCCTTAACGCTGGAGGGCTTGCCGTTTTCTATCAGGATATTGGCTAGAATATTATCATCAAGCGTATCTATCAAATCAGCAGTTAAATGCTTCCTGCCTTTATCTACATAAGGGTCAGCAGCCCTTAATGCGTCCCAATGCGTTTGCTCAATGCCATAATAGTTGAAAATCTGTTTTGTAATGCTGTTTAACTTATCAAAACTAACGCCTCTAAGCTGCGCTAATCTGCCAGACATAATTGCACCAATGCCGATTTTACCCACATCAGTCCACCATGTTAAACCATTATACTTAAAGAAAGTTGTCATTAATGCGTTCATGTGTCCAGGCAAACTGTCGTTAGCGGTAAATTTAGTCACAACCGCACCTCTAAAAGCATCTAACCCCTGCCCTTGCAAATAACCAACTTTCCTTCTAAATTTGTCCCCACGCCCTTTGAGTCGCTCATTAAATACTTTAGCTTGTGCGGTAAAATGATTATCGCCTTGAAAACTTATTTCTGCTGCCGCAACTGGTATATCAGAAAAGCTAGATAACAACGCACCACCTAACTTTGCCATGCTTTGCACCGCACGAAATATACTAGAATTACGTGCAAAATTAGGATTTTCAGCAATCATCACCTCGCCGCTTACGTTAGCATAGAAATTATTAATTCTGCGCTCTGTGGAAGATAATTTGCTAGTATTAAAAGTCGTTCTATATTTTGCTTTTGAATCTTCAAGCAACTTAGCTAACATTGCTTTTGGGTTTGTGCCTAGCGTTTCCAGCAAAGCAATATCTCTTGCGCCTTTATCAAACCCACGCAATAATGCTTCTGCCAACCCGTCTTTGCCAGTCCCGAATATATCATTATAATCATGCCATGAGTCAGCATCTTTGAAATGCAATACACGTTTTTGGCTAATTTTCTTAGCAAGGTTTGCTGGTCCTTTGAAAGCGAATAACTTTTCATCACCTTCTACTGATTTCAAATGAATACCAGTTACAAAAGAATCATACGTTTTGCGCAAAAAATCCTCTTTACTCTCAACGTCTTTGAATGTTCTATTTTCATCTAGCTTAGGTAAGATAAAATCCCGCCAAGCCTCATAATTACTTTTATCACGTGCGGGTTTATCTAGTGGGTTTAATCGTTGCCCAAGCGTTCTTTGCTGAACATAATAAGCTGCATTCTGTATTTTATATTGGTCGTGGCTAGTACCCGCTATATAATCCGCTAAATCACCAATATCTGCACCAGCTTTATTAAGCCTAATTTTCATGTAATCTTGCGTATCCTTCAAAATTTTAGCAATTTGCTTTACTTCGTTGGTACTGCCTTTAATTTCAACGCCTTCGTTCAACGCTTGCATTTCTCTAGCTATCTGGCGGCTATTTGTTGAGTCTCTCCATATATCTAGCAATCCCGCTTCTTCCATTTTGGAAATAGTCGTTCCTAACAATTCTGATTGCAGGGTTGATTTTGCTTTTTTATCTATAGAGAATAAACCATTTTTAATATTAGCTTCCACACCTACAAGAATTGCTTGAAAAGATTTCTCAACAGTTAGCCCATTAACTACCATGTCATCTATTTGGTTTGTTAATTGAGCATATTTAACAGCATTAATCTTAGCATTACGGGCTTCAATTAAGGCTTCATGTTTTATCGCCGTTTGGATTTCTGCCGCTTTTGCCATAATATAATCGTCAGCAGAAAACCCTTTGGCAATAGCCTTATCTTTGCCTTGCTCAAGCAATTCAAATATCTCTTTGGCTTGCTGTGCGTTCAAAGCCCCTTTAGATTGCTCAACTAATCTTTTTATACAATCTCTCATTTATCCTCTCGTTAGGCAAAAAGCCGCTTTTTTAATAGAATCAACGTAACTGTCAGCGTCGTTAATACCCTGCTCAAATTTCGTCAACACACTATCTAATTCATCATCAATAAAACCCGCCGCACGTAACGCTTCAATATCAAAACCAACCTCGTCAATCTCACGTTGCAAAGCATCATCGTCTAATTCATCACGATATTGGTTATTATAATCATCTACAGTCTTTATTGCCGCCGCATCATAAGTGCTTGAATGTTTTGGGTTATTTAATGATTCATCTATAGCCCTTATTTTTTCTGGCAAGTTGGCTTGCTTTTCTGCAATAACTGGTTTACGAACCATTTTATCACCTTTTTTCACAAAACCAAATTTCTCATAAAATTTTACTAATCGTGGCATATCTGCGCCATAAGCAGTAGTTGGCGCAACTTCCATAGTTTGTTTTGCATTATCGGCATAAGAAACTAGCTCACGCATTGCCGCCGAACCAATGCCTTTATTAGTTTCGCCCTTTGGAGCAGAAAACGCAGAAACGTATATATCATTTTCTCTTTGCACTAATTGCGCTTGAGTGCCGTATTTTCTATTTACTACTTCTGTAAATTCTTCTGGCGTCAGAACCTCGTCAATATTCTTTTTAACCCCAACCGCAGATACATCTACCACTTGCCCTGCCATTATTTGCTGGCTGGCTAATTCTGCCGCTTCCGCATGAGTATTATCGTCTATACGGCGCATAACAACCGCAGCTTTATCTTTAGCAATAATACCACCTTTTGCTAAATCTTTTGACTCTAAGGCAGTCAAAGCGCTTTCTGAAAACTCCACACCTTTTTTCTTTAATTTACTTAAGCTGGCTTCTTGCGCTTGCTTGCGTGATAATTTAAGTTGCCTACTTTGTTGAAGGTTTCTAAAAGCCACGCCACCGCCCTCTATAGCCGCCCCAAATGCAACGGAAGTTACAAGATTCATTAGAGTGTCTGTCATGGTGTAATCATCACCCACTAACTTAGCAGAAGCTCTATTACTAGGCTCTGTAATACCAACTGCAATAGCACCCTCTGCACCTGCCCTCGTGGCAACCGCAGCAACTTCACCAAATTTTGCTCCAACTTTTGCAGTTAGAAAATTCTTCATGGATAGAAAGCGAGTTGATGTGTTGCTCAAGCCAACTATAGGCGCACGAATTAACCCACCTGCCACTACACCAGATACTAAATTTTTAGGCTCAAATACACCAGCACCCAAGCCCGCAGTAAATGCAGCAACACTTTCTGCTGTGTTGGCTTTTGATAATATCAAGCCATTTTTCAAGCGAGCATCATATCTTTCAGCTTTTATCCTTGCTTCACCTTGAGTTAAGCCAACTTGAAACGGCAAGCCCTCACGAAAGTATTTAGATTGTTTGTATTCGTCTTCTAATAAGTATTGCTTGCCTTGCTCAGAAACTCCGAAGAAATCTACCAATGCGCCACTAATACCGCTAGTTTCTTCACCCCTATATGCTTTTATCTGCTCAGCTTTTATATCATTAACAAATGTCCCTACACCCTTTGAGGCTTCGTCAACAGAGGCTCGCACCGCATCAAAAGTTGATGATTCGGATTCTCTTGCTAAGTTGCTGCGCTCACCAGCTTGGTTAAACTGCTGCTCTTTTTTACCCATTAAGCCTGATGCGCTATATACTGCCATTATTCTAGCTCGCTTTGGTATCTATTAAAAAGCCCTACTCCAATAGCCAACTTTGCTTTAGGGTCTCTTTCTAAAGTTTCTTCAATTTGTTTCTTTTCCAAGTCAGCAATAGGCGTTGAGATAATCTTTCCTTTCTTGTCAAGAACGTATAGCCCTTTATTATCTACCAACATAAGATTTTTGCCGTCTCTTGCATTAACCCAGCCACCGCCTACTTTAATTGCGTTCAAATATGCCTCTGGCGTGTAACCAGTTTCCGTAGTAATGTCATCGGTGTATATATCTGATAGCTTAATAGAGTCTATTTTATCTTCCAGCACGTCTTTAGCAGTCGCTTCAAAGAAATCATCTTCCGCTAGTGTAGCTGGAAGCATGAATTTGTGGTTTCCTATTTGCGTAATCGCAGAACCCTCTGTAAGCCAACCAGTTGCTTTATTCGTAGCTTGCTCAACATCGTAACCTTGTGTTATGTAATAAGCCGCTAAGTCTTGTACTTTCTGCCCAATAAACGCAGTATCCGCAGGGTCATTCTTGCCGCTAATGTTTACTTCTAACCAACCTTTAGTTTTCTCTAAAGCGGCAGTCGTTACATCAGATATTTTTATACCTTCGCCCTTTGCAGTCAATATATCTTGCGCTAGCTTTTGCGGCTCAACTGGCTTACCTTGTGCATCTCTAAGTTTCCCCATGTCAAAGAACGATTGCACAGTTGCTTGGTCTGCGTCTTCTGTATTCATTAACGTCATGGTAATTCTAGCGTTATTGTTAAGCCCATTCTTACTCAAATCATTCAAAGCATTTTGAGAGTAGTATCCGTAAGTTTGGTTTATATTCTGTAAAGCAGTTTCAAGTTCCGCAGGGTCTTTTATTTGGTTAATTTTAGTTGCCAGCAATTCAGCCTCTTTATTTGGAATAACTGAAGCATTTTCCTCGCTACCTTGCGCTTCTACAATTTGGTCTAAATCTAATCCTTGCTTTGCATAAAAGTTGGCAGGGTCTTCAATCTGCATTTTCAGCATTTTTAAGCCGTTAGTAACCGCCGCTCTTTCGCTTCTTTTAATCCCCCTATCAATAGTTTTGCTTAATTTTAGTCTATCTTCAACATTGATAGATGCGTCAAACTTCCCACTATCCAGCAAACTCTTGGCTCTATACGGATTTTCACTAGCAACCGCACCCACAAACGCACTAGCCATTTCTGAGTCGTATGCGCCTAATATTTTGTTAGCTGTTACCTCACCAACTGCGCCGCTTGTTTTTGCAAACTCAACTAACTGCTGCCGTGAAGCCTCAAAATCTAAGATAGCATCTAAATCACCTTCGCCAGTTTTGCCATAATTAACGCCATGTTGCATCATGAGCTGCTTGTTATTCTGCCCCATTGTGTCAATGCTAGTCAGCGTATTAATCTCAGCTTGCTTGTATCCCCAATTCTGCATCTGCAAATCAGAATTACCCTCAAGTGTTGCAGCTTGCGTGGAAAAATCATTTGCCCATAACGAGCCAATATCGCTGTTATACTTACCTAAAACCGCTTTGCGCTGTGATTTATACGCATCAATGGCTTTCTTATCAAATGGGTTAGCTTCATTCTTAATACGAAAATCAGTATCCAGCTTGGCAATTTCTAACTGAGCCGCAGATAAACCCTCAGCAACCTTTGCTTTCTGGCTCATGTCTACAATTTTTTGCCCCATTTCGCCAGCAGCAATTAGCTCCTGCCCTGCAAGTTTGCCTTGAACCTGAGTTACATCACGAAAGTTTGATAAATCTCTGTTAGCCATTTAGAACCCCAATGGTTGATATGGACCAGTAGGGCTTGAACTAAACCCACTTCCCAATGTTTGCCCAAAAGAATTTGCTGAGAACCCTGCGCCTTGTGAAGCGCCAAATCCACCCATTGCAGCCATACCCACGCTACTTGCAATGCCGCTTACTGCGCTGTTAAATGCGCTGCTCATGACATTCCTTGAACGTGTATTTGCATTTTTAATAATCTGCTCAGTATCTGCAATACCCACGTTAAACGTATCGCTAATTGCTGCGCTTGGTGTGCCTTCTAATTCTAAACCAGATTGTAGGAATGAGCTTTTTATCCTTGCAGCTTTAATGCGAGTTTCTCGTGCTTTATTCGCAGCGTTAAGCGCACCCTCTTGAGTGATAGCCTTAGCTTCCGCTTTGGCTTGCTTTGCTTGTCCTATAGCTGACAACAGTTGAAAACCTATGAATAAAGCTGTAAAGAAGTTCGCCTCCGTTATCCTGTTGTTACGCTATGGTTAGCTTCTATAATAACACTTGTTACAAAGAATGGCAAAGGCAAATCTTGCACCAAGTAAAACTGTTTATCAATCTCGTGTTTATCTAAAAATGGCAGCGTTTCTGTGCCGTCTAATGGCAATGCTGGCAGATAGTTTATGTCGCCTTGCTGCAATTTTTGTATATCTTTCAGCGCATAGAAATCAGTACCGAACTTCCCGCCCAAACTTGTTGTAGTGCGGATAGATAATCTATTCAACGCTTTGAATGTAGCTTGAGTATTGTACTGCTGGATAACAAAGCCAAGCACAAAGCTTTTTACAATGCCAGTATATCCATAGCCCACAACCGCATGAGTTACTTGCCTATCTAGCGCAATAGCTCCGCCACTCACAACTGCAGTACCATAATAACCGCCGTCAGCAACAACGCTCAAAGTCTGTCCATTATATGCACTTGCAAGCCCTGATATGGTTGAGAATGTCAAATACCAATTAGTATAAGTATTCACAGTCGGAGTTTGTAGAACTGTAACAGTTACCACAGTTCCACTTGTATATCCTGTAATTTCAAACCGCCCTGACTCATAACCAGTTAGTGTTTTATAAACAATATGCTTGCCAATATCGCCCGCTGAAAACACGCTTGATGTGGCTGTTATGGTATTCGTACCATTGAATGTGATTGAGTTGCTTTTCAAATTGCTGATAATCTGAGCGTTATCAAGGTAAATACACTCTTTTAGCTGTTCAGCTCTCATGCGGTAATATGCAGCTTTATCTGCCGCTTTCGTTGTGGATAGGTATTCTTCGGGTTTAACAAACTCAACAGTTTGTGCCTCACGCTCAATGTAATATACTCCATTTCGTAGCGATAAAACAAATATTTGCGGGTTGCCGTCATTGTCAGTTATTTGTGCAATATCTTCAAAGCTGCCGCTAGTTGTGTGATTATGCCAGCCAGCAATATTCTCATCAGCATTAAAGTTGAGGGTTTGGATTGAGCCATTGCCATTGAGAGAATAGATAAAATCCTCCTTATCCCGCTTGTATCTTAATTTCTCAAGCCCGCCCTTTGTTATCTCATATGCAAGTAGGTTAGCATCTTTGGCTTTAAACGTTTCAGTCAATAAGTCATAAGAGAAATACAACATACGCCGCTTAATAATATCCATATAGAATATCAATCCGTCTTTCGTAACTGGGTATACATCGCTCGCAGGATTAGCCGAAGTCAGAATAGTATCAATGCTTTCAGCCGTGATAGATTTACCCACCTCGCCGCCATTAATCGCAACAATGCCGTCAGCACTTCCAGCAATTAAGCTATTCTCACCAGCAAATAACCAAAGTATTTCTTGGCTAATATCTGCTAGTGTAAACTGCAAAGCACTTGTTGCTAACACGCTTGTCGGTATTTTGAACCTATCATACTCACTATCTTCTGAACCCCAGATAGTAGTTATCTTCGTTGCAGATGCGCCGTAATAGAGCTTAGCGCCATAATAAAGAGCAAGATTAGGATAGGAAGCTGTCGCCACCTTCTCTGCCGTTCCAGCGCTTGTATAGGCTGTAAAATCCCTTGTGTCTAGACTCACAGTTACATTATTAGCATCAACCACAGAAACCACGCCAACTGTGTAGTCGTTAATCTCAGTCATTCCGCTAACGCCAGTTACCTTGAAACTATCGCCAGCCACATATCCATGCGCTGCAATAGTTATCTGAGCTTTTAACGCTTTCGTGATAGCGGTAATTGTTTTGCTAGCATCATACGTTAAATTAAATGGATTATCCTTTAAGCTAGTAACTACCAACTCAAAGTTATCTGCTGCCAGCCTGCGTAATGAGCGAGGCGCATAACTCTTATGCGTTATCTGCATAGCATCATCATTCTGCGTATATTGCTTTCTGCGGGCTATTTCCTTTATTTGCGCCAGCGTGTAAGGTGTTGCAACTTCAAGAGGTGAACCACCACTTAAAACCCAGCCAAAGTTACCGCTCCCGTCATAAGATAGAAAACGAAACTTATTCGCATATCCTACCACAATATAATTTTGTGAAACTGAAAACTTAAATTCAATAAAAGCGCAATCTTGAAATACAAGCATTTGCTCATATGCTGTGCGATAGAACGTATTGCCTTTGAAATTAGTTTTGAAGTTACGCACAATCTCTGCGCTGGTGTTGTAAATCGGCAAATCAAATCTGCCGTTCATATCTCTATCAACTTGTCCCTTAGCAAAGTTTACATATGAGCTTACTATCTTCATTTTTTAACTGGCAATGAGGTTAAGTTTGTATATCTCGCCTGCTTAAAACGTGATTCGCTTACCCTAACTGGTCTATTTTCCTGTGCGTTTAATGCGCTATGTCCCGCCATAGCCTTTATTGCTCTCGCATCTGCAAGCTGTGCTGCTTCTGCATTCTGTGTTACGTTCATAGCCACCGCCGCCGCTAATTGCTGGCTGAATAAATTAATAAAATCAGGTGTGTATTTGCTTACATCAATCTCATCAAACACAAACCTAATGGGCAAGCCTTCGTCAGCGTCAGTATCTGTCCATATTTTTAGATTACCATTAGCATCTGCCTCAACAACATAGTTGTTTTCTTTATTTGAAATCTCACCAATACCCAATAACTTTAAACAATCTTGTGGATATTCATAATAAAAACCATAACCAAATGCAGGATTAGAACCTTCTTTAGCTAGTAGCCTGCGTCTTAGCGCAAAATTAGGTAATGTTTTCCGCAATAAGTCTTGGCGGATAATGTCGTAATGAACTGCAAATGCAATCTCAATGTCTTCAACTGGCGTTTCAATGTCATTGACTGTGCCGTTGCTGCCTAAATGTGCTAGGGCTAAATTACAAATCTGATTTTTGCTAGTATAATACGCCATTTATAACCCCGCAGTAAAAGGGGAGTAAGCGGGCAGTGCCTACTCCCCAGTTCTACTATTTTGTAGTAGCTTCTTCAAGTACAACTTCAAGTTTTAGAACTTCTGAGGTTGCTGTTGATGCTGTCTTGATTAGCAAACCTAGATACACGCCGCCAACTGGTTGTTCTTCAATTGTTTTACCAAGCAAAGTTCCGATGTTGTCGTCACGGTCTAGAGATGTATTCAATGTACCTAGCAATTCACGATATGTTAAAGCTGACGCAAGAGTTACGCCGTCCCAAAGAATATCTGGGTCAATATCATCAAAAGTGCCGTCATCATTTTGCTTGTAAAAGCCCAAATCATTGTCTGTTGCTGATGTCAAAGCTGGTGTAGCTCCGATAATAGCCGCAACTTTTGTGTCGTAAGACATTGGACCTGCTAGAATGTGAAGGCGATTAGTACCCTCACCTGTAACGATAGTTTTTTCGTAAAAAACAGAGCGCAATTTCTTGCCTACTGAGTTTGCTGGATTGTTCGGATATTCCGTAAATCCATTGCTTCTAATTCCTGTAAAAGTAGCCATAATATTTATTCCTTATTGTTTAATTGTTATACTGTTGCTGAGAATGGAGTTACCGCAATACCAGATGCAACGCCGTGCATTGATACTTGCCATAGACCAGTTGCCACGTCTGTCAATTCTACATATGTACCTCTCAAACCTGCGGAGGTTGAGCCATTCATAGTAATAGTATCAGATGTTGCTGCTGTACCTACAGATGCAGATGTACCGCCAGACGAGCCCATTGTTGCAACGCCACCCATAATGTCAGTTGAATTAGCAACTTTGATTATGTAGTTATTGCTTGTTACAGAAGTATCTACCACAAAACGATAAATATCTCCTGTCCCCGCTGAAGCTGGCAACGTAGCTGTTAAGCCAGCCGCTGCTCTCAACACAATGATTTTGTCCTCATGCAAAGTTTTAGAAACAGTCAGAGATGCAGTTGCTGGAACTAGCCTTCCCTTCCCTTCTAACACTTCAATTCTTGTTAATTGTGGTTTAGACATAAATCCCCTTATTACATTGTTGTTGAGATAACTTGAACTTTAGCACCTTCCAAGCGCATTGCGTTCAACCATAGGTCAATTGTAATGTCTTTAGAGTTTACTTTGTTTGGGTTATCAGTTACTGACAAATCGCCAATTTCCATTGCAACTTCAATAGATTGAGGAGCTAAAACAATACATTTGCGTGTTGTTGTTGCTTCTGGCAAATAAGGATTAGCAACTTGTGCGCCACCCGTTACAGAACCAGCAAAGCGAACTAGGTCATACATACCCGCTTTTCTGATACCATTTTCAACAGCACCTTTGTTTACATAATCATTGCTGATGAATTGGTCTTCACCCATTAGGTCTGTCCACTCTTTACCAGTAACTGCCACGATAGCCCCCATTTCTTCAACTTCGTTGTTGATGAAGTTTTGAGTAACTTCTAGCATTTTTTCGTAAGTCAAGCCAGCAGTCGCATCAACAGTAATAACGCCGTCTGTCGCAGCAGAAATGCTTGAAGGTGTGCCGTCTGGCTTACCTACTAGCACCGCACCTGTCGCAGCAGAAGCAATTACTCGGTCAATTTGACGCTCTTTAGCAGCAACTAATTGTGCCACCAAATCACTTGTTGGGTCATTCAAAAGCTCATTAATGTCATGCTTTGCGTCAATAGTTAGCGTTGAAGTAAAACGACGCTTTGTGTATTGGCGATTATCAATAGCATAATCAATGTAGTTTTTGTCTGGGTTACGTCCAGCAACTTCTGTTAGCTCAATGCGCCCCATGCGTCCAGTCATGAACGTTTTACCTTTTGGGTCACGATAAGTAACAGCAGATGTGCTGCCAAGTTTAGAGGTTGTTTGTTGGGCTAGTTTATAAAAAGCCTCTTTGAATGTAAGCAATGCACCTGAGTCAATGCTTGGTTGATATGTGTTTGATGCCATGATTGTACCTTTGTTAAATTGTTAAACTGAATTGTTTATGATTTTAACGAAAGGTGTCCTGCATCAGGGCTTTCTAAGCATTATTCGGCTGCCTAGCTCAGTTGGCTATATTAAATATAGGTGTCAACATCAACACTATATCAGATATTTTGCTGGCTGTCAAACTGATTTATTGCTTCAAGGATAGTATCGTAACCAGCTTTGTGGTGATACTTCACGCCTTTGCTATCAGCAATACGTTTTAACGCTTCCAAGCTATCTGTTTGCACTTCTGGAGCTTCCTCAGTAAATGTCGGCTTAACTTCACGTTGAACTTTATGCGCTTTGCCTACAAAAATAGGCGGCATATCATTTACTGAGAAATATTCTTCCTTGTGATTTACTGGCTTGTGGTCAATCTTTGTACTGTAAATCCCATACAAACTGTTGAGTTGGTGACGCAATCCACCAATTTTATACAATGGCACTTCACGCAAATCAAACATAACCGCTACATCTTGGATTTCTTCAAACGTCAATGTGCGTATATCTTTGCCCTCAAAACTAAACTCATGTTCCACTTCTTCCACGCTATCCACATAAGAGTTACGCACGTTTTTAATTGCTTTCAAAGCCAACTCGCCGCCTTTCTTTGCAGCCATTTGATTTAGCTTCATTGGCAAATGTCTAGCTCTTGCGTGCAATGTAGCAATATCCACTTCTTGAAATGGAATAATTACTTCAACGCCATCATATCCAAATATATCGCCATTAGTTGCTTTGTAATCGCCCGAGAATGTTAATTTTAATGCTTTCATTGTGCTGCCCTCTTTTGGTTAATTTCACGTAGTTGTTGTTTTAGCCCTTCTAGTTTCTTGAAATCTGGCGGTTTCTGTGCGTTAGCTTGTGTAATTTGCTCTAGCAACTCGTTAGCCTGCGCTGCCATATCTATTTTAACTGGAGCTTGTCCGCCACCAGCTTGTGAACCGCTTTCTTTTGCGCCATATTCCGTAGCCACCTTGTTAGCGAATTTATATAAATCAATCAATGCAGTATTAGGTAATTTATCCAACAACTCTGCATCAGGTAGATTAGCACGCAAGAACGCAAGGCTCTCATCTTTTGTTTTCTTCCAATTAGCACCAAACGCTTCTTCGGTTAGTTTGTCAAACTCAACTGGGTCTTGCATCTTAGCCAACTGCTCAGTTTCGTACTTACTCACAATTTCCATTACGCCATTAACCTTGCTAGGGTGAACGCCCGCAAAATGCAATGCTTCGCCATAAACTGATTTAATTTCATCAGCTACACCTTCGGGAAACTCATATTTATCCGCACTCTCAGGGCGTAAACTATTAAGAAACGCATCAAATTCTTCTGGTTTCTCAGGGTTATATTCAGGTACTAGCGACTTTTTACCCACTAAACTTGTGAGATTATCAAGCTGTTTATATAAATCATCTTGGGTTTTAACCTTGCCAGCCCATGATTTTTCTTTGTATTCATCAGGGATTGTAAACTCTGTAGGTGTAACTGGCTCGCTCGGAGTTGCTACTGGCTCTGATGTAGTTGATTCTTGGTTTTCATCTGTCATAACTGCCCTTCTATTAGTTGTTTAACTTGTGGTGTTAATTGTGGACGAACATAACGCAAATAAAACCTCTTTGCGCCTTTGCTTTCCACTAAACTCATTCCGTCTTTTGATTCATCATAACCAAACAGCCCCATTTCCTGCAACCAGCATTTGGCAAAATACATACCACTATCGGTTGCGAATATGCTATTACAAGCCTTGCCTAGCTCTTTCAATGCCTCTTGGCTTAATTGCAAAGCCTCTTTGCGCTTTAACTCACGCTCAATGAGCTTGTCTACTGTTTCCATATTCTGCCCTTATCTCCCAGCTTCTGCACTCATTTTCTGCGCTGCCGCTTGGTCTTTCTGTGATGTTGCTTCCGTCGCCCCTAGCTGTGATGCTACTTGCGCTTGCGCCATTGCAGCATCTGCTTCAATACCAGCCATGAATTCCTCTTTAGAAATCATCATGTCAGCAGGTATGTTAAGCGACTCACGGAAATTGTCAAGCAAATCATACCAGTTTACAGATTGGATAATCTGCGGGAACATACCAGCCATTGCGCCACAACCCTGCAAGAACTGCAACATAGACTCCAAAGCCCTTGTATTTGTTAGCTGCTCAAGCTCATTCTTGTATTTAATCTTATACCACGGCTTGCCTTGCTTCATTATTTTGAGCACCGCCTCAGGGATAATGCGCTCCACTTTTTTAGCCTCTGCAAATCCTTCTGCCAATTCCTTATCAATCTCAGGATTTACACCCAAACGTTTAGCTTGCATAAGTAGGTCAATGCTACGTGGTAGGATAACATCTAAACATTCTGTCTTTTGTTGCCCCAGTAAGCCAGCTAACGACTTCCCACGAATAGCAAAACGCTGCAAACTCTCTGTAGCAGTCATATCTTTTGCGCTTGAGAAGTCTAGCAACACGTCAATCTTAAACGCTGTCGCAATCTTCTCATTCAAATACGGAACTAACCATTGCAACAATCCAGTTGGGTCGCCCACGTCCATCATCGGGAATACTGGCGAGCCGCTATTACCTGCAAAATCAGGATTAAACACAGTCATGCCATCAGGGCTTGTATCAAGTACAGCATCACCAAACAACGCATTGCCAAACACACCAAGGCTAGGACGAGCCATTTTCTCAATTACTTCAATCGCCTGTCCTACTGCGAAATTAACTAAACGAATAGTGCTTATTAGTAGAGTACCGCTCGAACGCCCATACTTCTCACCACGAACTTTAATCGCTCTTGCCATTGCAATAGGTTTTGTAGCGAAATCTTCTTCAAGGAATGGTTTAGATGTCGGCTCATCATGAAACCACCATGTGCCTTTATATCTTGCTCCACGCTTGCCTTTAAGCATAGGGTGGTAATTCTCTCTCGGAGTCATAGCAAACACAACTACAAACTCAGTTGTAGTGTCCATTTTATCCCATGCTTGTTTAACTTTGTTTGGCATAGTTGCCAGCTTAGCAGCGTCAACGCCATTATCACCGCAACAAAACTCACTCACAATGCGTACAGCGTCCCAATAATAGGTTACATAAATGTAATCTACTAGCCCAGATTTACCTTCGTTTATGCAAGTGCTATCAACGCCAAAGTCTTTGTAAACAATAACATTACCCTCTATGCCTTGGTCAAATAGCTTATTTTTGAACGCACCAATGCCAGATGTGCCAAACGCCACTTGGTCCGTTGTGTAGCAACGGAGCGCAGAACCAAACCCAGCCTCTGCATGGTTTACTTGCTCAAGCACTTCCTCAGTAATGAAATCGTAATAGCTTTGCAGTGCTTGCTTATTGCCAATGTCTAGTACTTCACGGCTAGGCTCAATGGCAATAGCCTCAGAACCAGTACCCCAAATAATGCCTAGCAAGTAATCTGCCGCTTGCGTAACGCTAAGTGCAGCAGTCGGGTCATCAATAGATTGGTCAAGCTGCTTGGATTTATTACCTTTCGTGCCGTCATTGATATAATTAATATCGGTTTTAATGCCTACGAAATTAGAAATCGTTTGCCAGAGGGACGAGTATTCTTCACGCTCTGTTCTAGCTCGTGTGTAACCTTGCCTAATGCGCTTGAAATCGTCCATGTTTAATTCCCAAAAGTGGTGGAATTGCGCCCGCCAACTTGTTGCGGGTTAAGCTCTGAGCCTACAACTCCACCTTCCGTTAGGAACTGGTTACGCTTGCTCTTTTTGGATTTAGCTTCTTCGTCTTTAAGCTCAACTGGAGCTGTGCTTTTTACTTTTGGGGCTGAGAAGCCTAGTAGTTTGGAAAATTTACCCATGGTTGTACTCCTTAATTAAAAAACTGCCCATGTTTTTGTAACCAACTCGGCTAAATAATCTGGTGAAAGCTCTTTCGTTTATTCCGCCATCATCAAACCCGCCAGTTGAAGAAGCATAACACATTGCAATTTTATGTTCAAGCAATAAGTTATCCATTCCAAAAGCAAGCTGCAACGCTATTTTACCATTCCTGCACTCAGGTTTAACATAGAATAGGAATATATGCGCCACTTCCTCAATAGTCCAATATCGCTCATGTGTCCACGCAACAAAGCCTTGTCCCTCTGCAATTAAGCAGAAACACCGCCCATCTGTGAGTATTTCGCATATTTCTTTGGCTTTTTCCTCGTCCCACGTAAGTTTGCCATAGTTACTTTCAGCAAAGAATTGTTTGCTGCACTCCATAATGAAATCAAAATCTTCTGGTGTAGCTGGTCTAATCATCTCATGCCCTTTCTGGTTACGTTTTTTCTTCTAATATTCATACTTGCTTGCTCTGCAAACGTATTAGCTGATTTACCCAAATGCTTAACAGCGCAATAAACTGCCATCATCAAGCTATCTGCGTCATCTGGCGAATAGCCTAATTGCTTCTTCATATCCACCTTGGCTTGAATTAATCTGCGCCCATTACTGTGGAATTTCATTTTAATCTTTTCAAGCTGCTTTACAATCTCGTTATCTTTTTGCCTATCCAACGATAGAAAGCCGTTATCAAACCAATCTTTGAGGATATAATAGCCCTCTGCTCTGGCGTTTGCGTAATGTACTTGGTCAATGCCTTGCGTGGTTGCTCCGTCAAACCGCTTCACTTTCAAACCTATCTCAGTCAGTCTGTTATGCACTACGTGTCCCATACCACCAACATCAAGGATTGCATTATCTGGCTTGTAATCGCCTAGCAGGTTTACAATTTTACCCACGCTCACCATAGCGTCTGGCTCGTCCCATGCAATGCGGTCAGCAATAACCCAATGCTGGTTGCTTTTGCGGTCCAGAATAGTCGCCACACATTGGTCATTACCTTGCGCTGCAAAGTCAATACCCATAACACGTTGATTGCCAAACACATCGCCATATGGCTCAATATCAAACGCTTCGTGTAGCTTATCGTAGTTGAATAGGTAGTCATCAGCAGTTGCTAGCGGCTCACCCAAATAGATATGCTTGTAATCACGCATGGATTTTTCTTTCACAATCTCAGCTTCATGCTTGAGATTTAGCGGGCAATGCGGGTTTTCAAAATAATTTATCTTGATATGCAAGCAATCCTCACGCCCAACTAGGTATTCGTAAACAGCATCATCTCTCATGTGCCTGTTCATTGTAAATATGAGCTTGGCTTTTTCTTTACGAATTGTCGGTATAATAACATCAAGCGTGTTCTTTTGAATAGCCTGCGCTTCGTCAATCCAAAGTATATCCACACCCTCTAACCCCTTGATATTAACTGAACCTTGCTCACGGAAGCCCTTGAATAGGAATGTAGACTCTTTGGCTCTGTGGCGGATTTTGTTACTCAGTACCTCGTAATAAAGGTTATTATCACGGATTAAATCCTTCAATGCGGTGTAAACTGATTCCTCAATGGAGTTTTGCGTTTCCCTGCCACACACAATCCGCACTTGCCTTTGCTCTGCTATGTAAAGCAATATGCGGGAGATTGATTGCGTTTTGCCGCTTCCACGCCCGCCTTCAATTAAGAAATATCTGTATTTGTTGAAGTCCGTAAGAATAGGCAACAACTTATCTGGTATGTCAAGAATTTCTGGCAGCTCTAACTGCATCTAATCACCCACATCAAAGCTGAGTGAAGCCTTGCCATTCTTAATTGTACCCATTTGAGCGAATGTGTGATTGTTGTTTACATCACTGGTGTCTTTGTAACCGTAATGGTTTTTACTTACCCAAATAGCTATCGTGGGATTAATCTTGCCGTCCATTGCTCTGCCCATAACATGGTTAGCAATACGCAGCTTTGCATTTTCTAGAATATCTGCGTATCCGTCTTTTTCTTCATAATTCAAGATAGTTTGTTTATCACACTCAAGAAATAAACAAAGCCCTTCAACTATCGGATTTTGCTCTTCTTTTTTACAATAGTCGAAAAATGCATCAACTTTTTGTTGAAGCTCCTCAGGTGATTGAAATTTTAATGGTCTAGCCATGTTTCAATTCTACACCATAACTCTGTTACTTGTCAAGAGTGATATTTTTGTAGGTAACTTCCAAGTGCAAAGCCAACTACAAGGCAGATAATTGCTAAATCTATATCGTCCATTATAACCCCTTTCCCGTAGCATAACCAGCGAAAAATACTGCTATTAGTGTTATTGCGTATTCCATGATATTCTCTCTAGTTTGTAAATAAATGCATTAAACGGGTGTGCGACATACTCATCAAGCGTTTCGTGGGTAAGCATAGGGTTAACGTCGTTGTAATAGCCTAACACCCAGAACTCGTTTGTAGTTTTATTCTTTACTGCGAATTCCATGTTGTTATATTTTTTTGCTTTTTTCCAAAAGCCCTTGCGTTTAGTGCAAGTAAAATGCTCTACGCCGTGTTGGCTGAATATCTGTAAATCACCAATCACATTAACCGCTTTAATGGTTGGGAAGAAATAATCTCTAATCGTTGAAAGCTTCATTTCAAGAACCATTAAATTGACTCACCCATTCCCTTTCCAAAATTGGCTGCTCACCTTCCGTATTAACGACTACTACCTTTGGCGGGTTAGTTTCCCTCAACAGCCTAGCGGTGTGCTCTTTGCGGTCGCAGGAATTGGCTAGTTGTTTGGCTTCGTCTGTATTCATTACGCTCCATACGCTACTATTGCGGGTTCAGGTTGCATCGTATAATAATTCACTATAATTTCAAAAGCCATATAATGCACTTCAACATTATTTCGCTTGGCATAGCTTTCAAGCATTAGCGCAATAGGCTCAAATATTCTACTTGGTCTTTCTGCAATATGAGCCGCTGGGTCATAAGATATATAACCTATTTTTCTCATAATATCACGCTCCATGTAGTTATCACCATCAGCACAGCAAGCAAGGCATAGGCTGCGATGGTTGCACGCTTTAGCAGCCCCTGCAAAAAGAATGTGTGATTTTCTACAGTTTCCAGCTCCTGATGCAAATTAGCAATACTTCTGTTTTTACTTTGAAGCAAACTTTCTAGGCGGCTTATATCATCATAAAGCTGTTGTTTTGTAGGTTGTTTCATACTCCTCCCACAATTACCCAAACCACCACTCCAAAAGGAATAGCAGCAAATAGGGCTTCGATTAGGTGGTCTTTGAGGTGTTTTGCCATTTTATATCCTTTCGTTGTTGTGTGGGC